CTAGTGGGTTTACTGCGGCATCAATATGAGTTAATGTTTGAATTGTTGCAGGAGTATGTACACTGTTTGTGATAACGTCACCAATCTGAAACGCTGGCTCAGCCTGAGATCGATATGTTCTTGCAGAGTCTGTTGCAACAACAAGATTTCTAACAGATTCTAAATCGAATTTCATAAAAGTTGCACCAGAAGCACGTGTCAACTTAAATACATCTGCCTGTTGACAAACAGAAGTTACTGCCTCGTCATCAAAGAATGCATAAAACTTAGTCATTGGCTTTAAGTTTTGTGCCAAGAAAGTTACTGGACGTGCTCTCATGAACTCGGCAAACGAGATGTCTACAACTCTATCACCATAGTCGATTCGGTTAACGCTACTCTGTAGAGAAGTCTGTATACCAGTACGAGAAGTTACGCCAGTATCAACTGTCGTTGTTGTTTGGTATCCAGTTGTTACCCAACCAGATGTACTTTCCGAGTTTGAAGTGCTAGTTGAAGAACCTGTCCATTGAGTTTGCCATGCGCCCCATTGAGTACCAGTAACACCCAATGTGTCTGCCATAAACTTAATAGCATCGAAGTTGTTATCGTCTGTTACAACTAAGTCTGGACGACGATCAGTATCTTTCCAGTTATCACCTTCTGGGACTAAAGTAATTTCACCTTTAAACGCTGCAACCTTATATGGGTTAACGTCAATAGTACGTGTGCCATATGGGTTGAATACAGTTAGCGAAGTTGTGTATGGGACAGTAATAATGTCGCCAGTCTTTTGATAACTCTTAGAAAAACGTTCGTCAGATGATGTAACGTCTTCAACAATATCTAAGTTATCGGTAAAGTGCATCGGGCGCAACTCACCCTTAGCTGAGTCGACAGCAATACGGTAGTCAATGTTTTTAACATCACCTACACCATGTCCAGTAAATTGATCAACGATAAAACCATTCTTGAAACGGTCAAGACCTGTGACGCCATCCTTAATTGCTAGAGTGCTAGTTTCTTGCTCTAACAATGTTAGAGAAACGTAGTACTCAAGATTAGAAATACGCTTTTCCAAACCACCGATATCACGCATGGTGTAACGGCGATTGTCTCTTCCAAAGATACGAATCTCTCTAAATGATTTTGTGAACGCTGGGATGGCGATAGTTGCAAGAACCATACCCTCTTTAGGGTCTTGTGGGTCTTTAGGTTGCGCTGCAGGAATACCTTGGATAACAACGAAACGACCAGTAGAGTCGATAACCAATTTGTCAATACGTGGCAAATAGTAAGCGATACTGGTGTTAAAATCTTCACCGATCTTTGGTAGCTCTGGAGTGAAAGTATTCGTTCCGCTAATAACTGGGCGATAGTCTAAAACGTCATGTAAATAAATTGTAGTTGTCTTGCCGTCAGTACCACGAACTGGGAATGAAGGAATGCTACCGTAAGTAAAGTTATTATTAGCGTTGGCTATTGCACCAGCATATGAATCTACAGAGAAGTAGTTACCTGAGCCAGTATGCTCAAAGTAGTCATATGTAATTTGAATAGCACCAGAAGGTGGAGATACGTTAGGTAACAATGAAATAGAAGCAGCTTGATAATGGCTTACACGTTGTCCATCATCAAAGACATATTTGTCTAAAATACTTACGGAATTAGCAGCGATGTAAGCGTCATAGTTACCTGGATTCACACGAATGTCAACGATACGTAGAACGTCAGCATGAGGTAATGTCACGATTGCTTCATTGACAACCTTTCTTCCTGTGAATGTTGCTGCTTCATTTAATTGCAGCGACTTAGTCTTTTCTCCAGCTGGAACACCACGTTGTAAAATACTTGTAATAAGAGTATATTGGGTGTTATTAGATAGAGAAGCAGAAATAGTTACAGTTTGTAACGAAGTATCTAATGTAATGTTGCTAGAAGTTAAGTTAACAAAGGTTTTGGCATTAGTTGCAAACAAAGTATAGTTAGAAAGGTCTTGTGCAGACTGGAAGAATTCAGAAGGATTCGTTAGCGTAATACTCCAAATACCTGATTCACTTGTTGAAGTGGTAATGGTACGACGAACAGTTTGAATGCTAGACTTAACGGTATCATTACCATCAGCATCTTGCCCACGCAATGTCTTTAATGTTTTAAATGCAGACGGGAACACTAGAGAATCATAACGTGCGTCTTGAATAGGTGCACGGAATATTGATAGAACACCAGTTCTAGTTGTACCAACATAGTTAGCAGCCATCACCAACGCAATATTTGATGGAACGCCAGTTGCCAGAGTTGGATGCACTACACCCACTTGAGTGCCGTCCACATAAAGCACATCACCTTCTTTAACTTGTTCAGTGAATAGTGTACCAATACCAGCAACGTTAGGGCTACCACTTGTTACAGTACCAGCACCAAGTAGTTGATATCGTTCGCCCACGATGTCGCAGGTAAATACATCAGTTCCTGTAGTTGCGCCAGCAATGGACTTAACATATTTGGAAAAGTCATATCTATTACCGCTAGTTGGTTCGATATCCATCTGAATATCAAACAAACCTAATTTGAATTGTGTAGCATCTGAGGCATAAGAGCCAGAGCTAAGTTGGAATGCTTTAACACGAGCAGTACCGACCTTGTCACCAATTGCTGGTGGAGTACCGTCAACGTAAGTAGTACTTGACGCAGTACCATTAAATGTTTTACGTGGAACGTCGTAGAGGTATACAGTTTGGAAAGTAGAAATGTCTGGGTAACCGTGTACATTGTTTACAGTTACAAAGTTACCGATTGGTGTTGCAACTGGATAGTCTTCTTCACGAATAATGTGACCACCCTCATCACCAGTGATAGTGTTTTCTCTGGCTTTGTTGAATGGGATAAATTGTGTAGCTGTTACTTCAACTTCAAAACCTTGGATATATGCTTTACCTGGATCTACAGCAACAACAAATTTATCCTCGTCGCCATAAATTTGATCAGCAACAATTACAGAATCAGTTGGAGTAGGTGGGTAAACACCATCACCATTGGTATTCAAATGTTCACGAGCATTTAGCTTGAACTTGTTTACTTCATAATCACCAGACTGGTCGTATGTACGACGAGCCAAAGTTTTTTCTAGTTCAGCATAAGATGCTTTTTCAATCTTGTTCTGAACACGACCCTGAACAACACGCAACAATTCGATGAAACGAATGTCATCGGTAGAATCTAGTGGTAACTTAACTAAAGATACAGAGATCTTGTAACGGTGTGCACCTGGAGCAGCGTAGTTAGTTGAACCCTGTGAGTTATCTGCTAGCGTTGGTTCTTCTTCTGGAGTTATAATAGATTCTGTAACTTGGAAACCAACACGGAACGATGGAGTTGTAGTGAAGCGTCCAACGTATAAGTGCATCTCTTGGTTCTTAACGAAATAACCATCGATGTAATAAACACCAGCTTCAACCTCAACGGCAAAAGCGTAACCAAGTACATCAGATACTGAGTTATTTGCGTAAGTTGTAGCAGAAACACCGTTGTCACCAAAAGACTTAACATTAACGAAAAGATCTGAAGTTTGATCAGTCACAAGACGATAGTTGTTGGCAACAGTATTATCAGCTGCATAAGCAACGATAGTTTCACCTGGGATAAAACGCTTTACAGTACCTTCGTCACCACCTGGAGTTTCAACTTTAAAGTAAAGCGTTGGGATATCAATATTATCAACAACGCATTCACACTCAGAGGTATCAATAACAAGAGCTTTGACGCCAGACTCAACACCAGTAACAATTTTATTAACAAATTGTGGTAGGTAGTTTCTTACAGTCTGTGTCAAATAAACATTATCCAACTTAGCAAAGTGAACACGGTTATCTACGTTAACAGAACCTGGGACAACCAACGAACCATTCTTAAATATGTGGTCGCCGAAACGACTCACTTGTTTTTGTAGAATAGTTTGTAGTTGTGTCAGTTCACGTGCTTGTACAGCGTATCCAGGTCTGAACAAGATACGAAGATAATCGTTATCTTCATTAAAATCATCATAATACGGTGCAACGTTAAAATTGATAGCCATTCTGTTTTCTCTTAGTTATTGATCTACTGACAATATTTATTTTACATTTCAACAATGATCTTGATGTCTTCGATCTGGTCACCAGCACGGTTAATAGGACGACGGTTTTCAACGTAGATAATATCACCACTGTCAGCAACCACATCTGGATCAGCGATAGCAGTAATAGTACCTGTTGCTCCGCTAACAGAACCAGTTATAGTTTCGGCAACTTGGAACAAACGACCAGTAGTTGTAGAATTTGCGTCACTCTTAGTTTGGATATAACGTAGGGTTTTCGGTGTAGAACCAGTGTTCAATGAAACGATACGACCTTTAGCACCAGTAGTTCCACCAGAAATTTCTTCATCAATAGAAAACGTTCCACTTGTTGCAGTGTAACTAGCAGTTCTATTTGAAAGCAAAGTTTGTGAAGAAGATACAACGGTAGTACCAAAGTTAAATGGATCACGAATCAAACAGATACGACGGTAGTCGTTATCGATAGGGAAGTCGCCAGCGCCATCATCATATTCTAAACGAACGTTCATCATAACGTAGAATCCACCTAGTTCTTCAACAGCGTCTTTACCATGCCCACCTTTTGGAGAGATAATAGCCTCTGCGGTAGCATTATTGCTACCAGTAGCTGGTGGTCCAATTGTGATGCGTGCCCATGTGTAACCAGTGCCCTTTTCGCCAATGTTGACACGAACGATACGGTTATTGGAGTCTCTAGTTACAGTTGCTGTGGCACCAGTGCCGTCACCACTAATAGTAACGTTGACAGGACCTTGCTCAGCTGTGTAATTATTACCAAAGTTAGTGACGACAATATTTTCAATAGAACCATCAACAGCAGCTTGCTCAATCAAGAACTGATTGTAATATGCATCGGTAGATCCTGGACTGGTACCCAATGTTTTAATTGGAACAAAGTCTGTAGACACGAACTTCAAAACGTCAGCTGGAGCAACAGTGTACATATACTTCCAAACGTAACCGTCAGAAGTTGTAATAACAGCAGTAGATGTACCAGTTGGTTTTGCCGTAGAAGGAATTACCAAACCAGTGGCTGGGTTAATGTTACGAATACATTTGTAAATGTTGTATTCGTCAGTAATAACGTAGAAGTTAGCATCAAACAAAGATGCAGGTGCAGTCGCTGCGCCAGAGTCCAAGTTTACGCCAGTTGTGATACCATTATAGTCATGACGATAGATGTCATAGAATTTACCAGAAACCCAGTTACGACGAACAACAGCTAGTGAAACATCTGTAGACTGAATGCGTTTTAAAGCAAGCATATCGTCCCAGTTGTAATACTCATCGCCTACTGTGTCGTAAGGTGTATCTGGTGAGTTTTCATTCGCCCATGATTGTGGTCTTCCGATGCCCAGATAAATCTTAGTATCTGCGCCTTCTGAGAACCCTTCTTTGAACGACTGCGCATTATGAATGCGGAATTTATTTGTAATAATTGCAGCCACTTGTGTCTCCTATTTCTTTTCTTGGTTTATGCAGCAGATTTCAGGATTTCTATGTATGAACCCACTGCGAAATTAGTTTTCTTATTCTTTCTATTTATGATGTCATAAATGGTAACATGGGCAAAATCTTTGATTTGCGTGTCGCCAGAAGATTCCATAAATTCTAACAGATGAGCATCATTGCTCTCATTCAACAACGAATCGCCACTTTCTAGTAACAAGCCTTCGTTGTTCCAGTACGCCCTGTTAGGATTAGGGTACTGGTCATCCCATGCGCCTGTAAAGCCAGATGGGTATTGTTTATTTAGTTTCGCTGGTCCAATGTATTGTAATTCTGCAGTACCATTTACCAAAGAACCTGTGGTATGGGTCGGGGCAACTACACCCGTGGTGCCAGCAACGACAACCTCATATGCCTTACCTGCATTGTTTAGAACCTGCTTTGTCAAAACTTCAGTAGAAGATTCCCAAGATACGCCAATATAGGTATTACCTGGAACTAAAGATATAGATCCCTTAGTGCCATAAACATATGGAGCAAAGCCGAATTTTCTTTGCTCTAGGAACGACATACTTGTTCCATTCGGTTTAAATCCAGCTCTTGACTGGACACGAACTTCCATCTTTTCTGTGGTTTGTTCTCCAGTGATAGGATTTACGCTGACCATTGGCATTATCGATGATGAGAAGTTTGATCTATACAAGAACTGAGACTGATGATCGGTTTGTATCTTGTAATTCGGCAGACGGAATTCTAAACTAACAAAGTCTGTAGTAGCACGAGTTTGCGGTAGTGGAGAATCTAACTCGATAGTAAAGGTTACTGGGTCTAAATTAAAGTCTACAGCAGTAACTACGCCAGTTCCAAAGCCATACAACTGCGTGAACGTAAACTGAATACCTTCTTTAATAACCATACCAGTAGTTAACTCATTGGTCCACTGCGCTCTAGGTGCACTTCCAGTAATTGTTCTAGTACCAGCCAAAGCAGAATTGATAGTAGTGTTAATATTTACACCAGCCTTGTATCTGTCTTCCACTAAAAAGAACTCACCATTCTCAAGCAGTAGATTGTCTAATTCAACGTTACCTGGAACCACCTCAACAACTATGTTGGCAACTGATTTGTCGTTAGGAATATTTGGATAAGACTGTCTGTCACTGATACTGCTACCATCTTCATATAGAAGTTTTCCGCTGTCGTCTTCAAGAAGAAGATCGCCATCAGAATACCCCATATTCACTTTAGAATGTAAACCAAACACAATCTCTTTAAATAATGATGGTGACATCTCCAGTAAGTGAATTGTGTTTAATGGCAATTCTGGTATAATAACTGGAGGCAGCATTTCAGACTGCAATATACGCATACTTGGTGCAGGCTTGGATAGTTGCTGTTGCTTCAAGAAGCGACCACCATCTTCCAATAGCAAGTTATTATCTTCTCCGATTGGAATACCATCACCATCTTCTAATGCATCTTCAAGTTTAAGAACATCGGCATCAACAAACGAAGGAACAAAATCTTCTAGACTAATGATCCACTGCTCTTTTCTTACATCTGGATTTCTACTCTTAGCATGAGTGTCATCATTTTCCATACGGAAAAATCCGTAGGTTTCGCTTAGTATGTGTTCAGGGAAAAATATTGATTGTTGATCTTCAGCAACAAACTTATATCCAGTTTCAGTTAATAGACTTCTACCTTCTTCTCCGCTTTGCTCTGTTACAAAAATTGACCCATCTTCAAATAACAGATTATTGTTATCTTCAAGAGTTATGGCAACTCTAATACCACCTTCTAGTTCTATCGTAGCTAGTTTATCAGAGTTCTCGATCAATAATCTATTAGATGGATATTGCCAATTACCAATGGCTAATGTCTGAACATTTAAGTTCAAATTAATAATATTAGAAAGAATAGCCTTTTCTTGATTCATCAGACGCATCAATGCCTGAACCTGATTCGTCAAACTAACTTCACCGAATAATGCAACACCAACTGGGTGTAATAATTTCTTAACCGCATCACGATAATTCTTAACAGACTGACCGATACGAATAACGTATGAGTAATCTTGGTAATAGAAACTATCCTGCAGTTTCTTAGACCCATCTGATATCTTACCGTCTGAGTTTGTAAAGTTACCTGTGTTAACACCGACAGCACCAATTCTGGCAACTACACCAGCCACGCCACTGTCTACAATTCTTGCAGTTGCATTGCTAGTGTTACCAATTAGAACGCTATTCTTAGTGAATACACCAGAACGTTCTCCGACTAATGTATTGCGTGCAGAACTAAGCGCACCACTAACAACCATTAGCTTCAATCCACCATTGGTTTCAATTCCACGAATATGCGTAGGTGCAACGTTACCTGTAGTTCCTAGTGTTATAACTTCATAAACAACACCGTTGTAATTAACTATATCGCCGATTTTCTTTTCTGTTAGTGGTGTCCATGCGCTACCAACAGTGAAACTAGAGAATTCTTCAGTCAATAAATTACCGCTACCATCTTCCATTAAGATAGCTTGTCTTGCGCTTGCGGGGAAAAGTTTTACTAGATTCGTAGCAGCTGTATAAGAAGAGAAGGTGCCAGATGCACTTGACTGGGATTCGATAAGAAATTTATCACCATTCTCCAATAAAAGTTCATTGCCATACAGTTCGGTGGCTAAAGATTGAGGTGCTAGAGAAACAGTTTCCCCGACAACAAAAGAACCATTTATGTTATCTACAAGTAAAGGTGCAGTTGCAGAAAGTTTCGCAGTATCATAATAGTAGCCGAAGTTGTTAATGATAGCTTTGGATACTGCACCAATTTCATTACTTGTTGCAATAAGTTTTACTGTACCCTGTTTACGCTGGGCACCTACGTTTATAGATTTATCTGCATATAAAGTTTGTTTCTTATTCGGTGCAGCAAGAGTTCCAACAATACCAAACACCTGAGAAGAACGATATGTAAACGTATAACTATTTACGATGGAGTTGACGTTGAATGTTCCGTCAACGATTCTATTTACAGATCCGTTGATAATAATCTGTTGACCTTCTATCAACTCATGTGTGAATTCAGTTGTAACTGTAACGATATTACTGTTGGCTTGTGAAAAGATCGATGTGATAAAGTCCGTCATGACAAAAACTTGTGGTAAGCTGTTGTAGTGCTTACCCTTGTTTATCATTCGAACTGCTTTGATTGATCCGTAAAGATTATTGGTTACAGGTGGTGTCGAAAAATTATAATTATCATTAGCATCAGTTCTGTAAATACGGAATTGTTCTAATGATGTTTTAGTACCATTTTCATTTGTTAAATTGGAAGATGGTTTACCAACATACTTAAGAAATGCAGTTCCGTTTCCATATGTTCCATACGTATGAACTGGACCAGTACTACCAAGAGTGCCATTAGCTGTTACACGATATTGTCTACCTTTAAACGCTAACTCTTGCCCAGTAGTAACAAAGGCTAATGGAGTAAAACGAACTGCAGACTCTAAGAGTATAGACCCATAGTCAACCTCTGAGACTTCAGCGATAGCGCTATCAACAGAAGAAGTTCCACCGAAACCAGCATTGTTATTATTAAATAGAATAGGCTGTCCAACATAGTGGCCATCTCCACCATCTACCACATGTATATGATCTACGCTACCAGTAGAGACTGTACTAATCTCGCCAGCAAAGTCAACACCACTTCCTTCGTCAACGTTAATAGGAAACCCAGTATCGTAATACTTACCTTTATTTGTAACAGTAATATTGTTAACAATAGGAATTAATAATACCGAAACCTGAGTACCATCAACTGTACTAGTTCCTCTAACGATTTGATTACTTTGGAACTCACCGATGATACTTGGTGCGCTTAATGTAATCTCTGTTACTAACCTAGTACCTACGTTATATTTGATGACTGATTCTACACGTGCCTGAGCACCGACATCTCCGAATCCAGTAGAATCCTGAAACACCAATTGCCCAACAATGTTAAAGGAATCTCCAAGTACATCATAACCACGCATGATTGTACTTTGATCCCACTTACCATCAGAAGCTCTCAACATGTCTACCTTTGGATAGTAGATTTGTTGAGGTACTTCGTTAAACATTAATCTGAACAAAAGTTCATATGATTTCGGAGTACCTTTGGCTAAGTAAAGTTCCTTAGCATGTTGTAGCATAAGTCTGCGATCGCCTAACGTGGTCTTTGGCATCAATGCCATAAACTGGTTAGCAAAATACTCTACATACTCATCTAACGTTGAATCTGCGCTGGCTAGGTTTTCTAAATCTCTAAGTCTGTAATTAGTTTCCAACCACTCATAGTATGCTTCTAAGAAGTTAATAAAATATGGGTGGTCTTCTCTTACAAACTCTGGGAGTTGTTTACCTACAACGGCAGATACTTTTGCTTTTACCTTAGCCATTTATATTACCTGTTAGCTGTAAAGATGTAGTTACTTCCGCTAACAAATTCACCAGAGGAAATTTTGTCAACGATTGGGTATACTATCAGCTTATCTTCAGCAATAGTTATTAATTGATTTCGTACAGAGATGACGTCATAAGAGGAAGGTTCAATAACGAAAGTGATTATGTTGTTTACCGCTGCAGCAATATTGATACTGCCAACAATAATTTTACCGTTTACATAGTCAATAGTTCCTGCATTATTGTTAGTGTATATTTTTGTACCAGATGATGACAGATAATACATTCGCAGTTTACCTTGTGTGTCATCATCGAAGAAGAAAGTGTTTGTATTTCCTGCTACAGTAAACCCAGTGGAGTTTACGTTACTACCTGCTGTACTTCCTGGCTCATTATAGATCGGGTTATGTAGATTAATAACATAAGAAGATTCAAAGTTATAATTAGGTTCTAAGTCATAACTTAATTTAACTTTAACCACGCTATTAGTAATAGCTTGTTCTGATGTGTCAATCAATCGTTGTAACTTAGACAATCTGAATACAGAGTCAAAGTTTTTAATATCTGTATCGTTATAGTCTGCAATAACCTGACGCACCAAAGATGTTAAACCATCAGCAGAGTAACGTGTTTTTAATGGATTGTAATAGAAAGAAACATCCAGAAGAATGTTTAGATATCTTGGATCTACAATAGTAGGTGTAATAGAAACCACATTGCGGGACGATAGTAATTCATCTGTTACATAATTTTTAGCAGCCTGTGATAAAACTGCTCCACTTAGTGGCTTAATGCAAATAAAGACTTTACCGTAGATAGGTGGATCATTTTCTTCACCACCCCATACAGAAATAGTTTCTGTATTAGGATACAATCTAGGTATTAATGTTTTATAATCTTCTGCGGTAACAGTTCTATTTTGAGCAGCATATTGTTTTGGTGCATTAAAACGAATGCTATCATTTGTCTCTGGATCTGATCCATTACCAGCTGGCTGAACAGTTAGCACTGAAGTTGTTCCACCAGCAGTAAACCCTTGGTAATTAAATATTCTGGCACCGTTTGCGCTGTTACCTTTAGAGATAAAGTAGTCAAAGTTTACAACATTACCATTAGATGGTTTGTGTGAAACGATGCCATCGCCAAAATATACTTCATACAACCCCTCTTCAATTTCTTTGGTGTAATAAACTCTACTTGCTGCAACTGAATCAACGACGGAGGTATTTAAATTATATGAAGTGAATGTACCCACTTCAGCTGACTCTTGTACACGAACCACAAGAGTGGACATATCGACATCAGCATTAGGAATAATGTAACGAACATTATCTGCAACGACATACCTATATGTCATTGGTTTACCTTCTGTGATCGCAATATTCTTAAACACATATGTGTTAATAGAAGATCTTGCTGCAGTATAACTACTTCTTGTATAGAACACAACACCAGTTGCTGCTCCCGTCGCATCAATCACGCTGGCTTGAAATGGTTGATTCGATGGTAAAGTTACTGTGGCAGGATTGCCTGGAACGTTTGATAAGGTTAAATCAATAATAGCTGCAGATGACGTAATAGACTTTGGCGTATAACCCATTAGTGCAGAAATAGAAGCAAGACTACTACGCTTAGAAGCGGAGTCTAAGAACATTTCGTTAATGGCTAAGTTTGTATACAAAGCGTTGTAGTGAGTATTGTATGCCAGAACATCCAACAGAATACTCATACCTGCGCCATCAAAATCATAATCAGAGAATTGATTCTGCCCTCTTAGGTAGTTCTTTAAGTTAGACTTAATGTTATCAAAGTCTAACTCGTTTACCTTAATTCGATTGTTATCTATTGCCATTATCGGGTTCTCTCTAGGGTTACTTCTACCGTCTGCTGGGTAGAAGTGTTGACTATTTTATATTCTATTCTAACGTAGACTTCATAGGTATCATGTGAATAAGTTACTTGAACTTGAGTAAGCACTACTCTTGGTTCATATGTGTTTATCAAATCTGTAATTGTTTTCTCAATCATAGACTTGGTAAGAGGAGAAGGTAACTCAAACAACATTCTTCTCAATGGGGCACCAATATCGCTATGAAATGGTCGCTCGTAGTTGTTTGTTAGAACCAGATTGCGCACAGATGCTTTGATTGCGCTATCATTCACCCTCTTGACGATATCGCCAGTTAGAGGATGGGGTCTGAAGTTTAGGTCTATGTCTGTAAAGACTCTTGTGTTTATCGCCATGATTGTTTATTTATTCTCTTTTATGCAAAGAAAGTCTTAGAAGCACCTTTAGCAACCATATCTCCACAAGCAATTGGATCACCAATTCTAGCCACAGGAGCACCGTCCACAAAGTTTTTTCTGGAACCAGAAACCACTGGACCGCATGCATGGACAGATTTACCGCAGTTATGGATTGGACCATAGTTGGTTATACCAACCAATTGAACTAGACGTCCTTCTACAGAAGTTTTAGTTGAGTATCCTCCGATGGGCGATACTGGAGGAAAGCATCCATGCCCTGAAGATTTTCCACCTGCCAATGCTACTGCTGCCATATCGTTTCCTTATGAATTTGCTATTGTGTTAAACTTATCGGCATCCGTTTGTTCTTTGCGTTTTGGGTTATCTCTAAGTTGAAGAAGTCTTCTTCTGTTTGCGTCCCAATTATTCAGAACAGTTTGTTTACGCTCGAATTTTGTAGTAACCTTACCTCCAGACGGCACTCCTGCAATAACTGGGGTACTTTCTACGTTTACACTAAAAGTTGACTCTAGGTAAACTCTTGTGTCAGGAATAAAATTGATTGGACCATAGTAGTTGTCCCCAATTATAGTAACGTCTCCATCAAGCAGAAGCGTCTCATCATTCATTCTAAAGTCAAACTGTCTTTGTTCGAATCTTTTAGTCCATGTACCCTTAAACGTAATCTTACCTTGTATTGCTGTGTTATCTACAATAGCTTGTATAGAAGTTGATGGTGGATCGATAGACCAAGATAACACTTTAGTTGGGCTTGTTAATGACTTGGTTGGAGGTGCGCCCATTGCACCGCCTTCTTCTTCAAAAAATGTAACAGTAACTTCCCAGTTTTCATCAAGCAATTCATACACAGAAAGAAAACGTTCTTCAGCAGCACCTTCACCGCCACCAATAATAAGCGGTACTGCATACTCAGGATTAGACTGAGGATAGTTGTAGTAAGAAACTTCGTATATCAAGATTGCCCCTCAGCCAAATAAAGGAATTCACCTATGTTACCTTTACGTTTATGGTGATACATTGTAAAGTGTTGTTTTCTGTTTCCACTATACTTAAACGAACAGTGTATCCAAACTGTACTGGAACCATCATACTCAAGAATCAACTGATCATATGGAACCAATTGTTGGATCTGCTGAATAGCTTCGTAGTGTTTCTTACGATTAAATCCTGAGATAACAATATCAACAGCTTCTCCAGTATAGTGTTGTGAAGTAGCGCTTGACGCACCAACATCACCTGGACGACGATAACCACTAGTAATAGTCATTGATGGATATGCCTTCTTAATTGGCTCAAGCACTTGCTCGCACAACCCCTTTAAGTTACATGCAATTTCTTTTGCAGACAATCCTTTAGTGTCGCTAATAGGGCGAGTACCGCCCTTAGTCAATGCTCCAACTGTAAAGTTAGGTGATAGCTTCATGTTATTAGGGTATGATGTCATACCATAGATTTCGTCACACTTAGCGCCAGCTGGTTGTTTATCATTATTCTTTGGTTTTGCAGTATCTTCTGCTGCCTGATCTGGAGTTTGATCAGTTGGATCAATAGAACCATTTGCCGTAGCATTCTTTGTAAACTCAGTCGAATCGCCATCGTCTTCAGTCTCATACTCGGCAGCTGCTCTATCTTTTCTAGAGTTAACCTTTAGTGCTTCATGCTCTGGAGCACCTTCGCCTTTAGTTGCAGCTGGACCAGCATTGGCACTAGATGCACCTCCTGCTGAACTCGCACCTTGTCCGAAATTACCACGACTATAATCCATATTCATAGTACCGCCAGCTTTAATGTTCATCGAACCACCAGCTGACATTGCTAAAGCACCGCCACCTTTAAGATTCATTGCAGCGCTAGATTCTATATTTAATCCTGCGCCAGCTTTGAGGTTAACTGCACCCTCAGATTCAATGTTAACAGTTTTACCTTTAATATCAAGAGCACCAGTAGAGTTTATTTTACAATCACCAGCAACTGAGATTTGCGCATTACCACCAACGTATAGATTCATTCCGCTTTGGAAAAGAACATTACCGTTACCAGCTGCAGTTAAATTGTAATTACCATTAACAAAGATGTAACCATTACGCTCATAGATTTCATAACCATCACCAACAATACGGTTAACACGTGTACCGTTATGATCTATCTCAGTATATGTACCTGCTTTATGGTAAAGGTGCACACGTTCAGCATTTGGAGTATCATCAAACTCCATAACATGCCCAGACTCAGATTCATACACATGGTTAAATGGATAGTCGGCATTAAACGGATTATCTGATTGAGTCCATGCTTTACCTCCAGCAACAGGCACACCTTTAATTAAGGCTGCTTCTTTCTTTATAACAATAGTCTTGTCTATCTGTTCGTGCCGAGCCAATCTATTTGTATCTGGTTCGGCAATATATTTTGGATACTTCTTGTTTGGATCTTTAAATCCAACTTGGTCTTCTCCACCTTTACCATCTGATGTAGACCCGTCTGAGTTAGGCGATCCAACAGGTGCTGTTTGTGTAGGATCTTCTTCTGCTGGTGGTGTGACACTTTTACCTTCTCCTGGGATTCCGTCTTTAAGAAATAATTCTGATTCTGCTTTTCTACGCTTAACGAGACCAGCAAGAACCCTACCTCCAGCAGTAACTCGGCTATCGAGAAATGCTGTTGCTGCTTCTTTATATTTACCTTGATTGATAAATGCCAACATCGGAGACGAACCAAAACCACCGCCACCTGCATTGTAAGTGTAAGATACGCACGCATCAATCATTGATTGTGTAACCACAGAACGAATACGCTTAGTTACTTGTGGTAGAAACGTCTTCTTTAACTGCTGCGCAAATAGTTCTTCAGCTTTAGCGATAGAGATGATGTCACCTTGTTTAACCTTGATGCCTTTGTCGATATCTAAGTACGTAGTACCATATCCGATAGTCCATGGTTCAGCGCCAGTGCCTGGATCTGGATATGCTTGAACTTGGTTGTTACCAATCTTTTTAGCAAGACCTTCATACTGATGTAGTAAATCAATACAGCGTTGAGAAACAGTAGTGTACTGATTAGCTGGCTTACCTAAGCCACTCGTGTCACCACTAACAACTTGATCTTTTGCAGGAGGTTCAACTTTCTTAGGGGGTGGGGTGGTGTCACCGTCTCTGACAATATCGCCATTAGAATCAACTTTAGCTGAACTATCGGATGGACCATCATCACCATCACGTGTTAGTTTTAATGTTCCTTCATCTTCTTCTACGGTACCATCTTTCTGAGGGATACCACCTAGAGAACCCATCATAATTGGGAACTGTAAATCCATATCGTTGAAAAATACAATAACCCATGTACCTTCAACTGGACCCATTGGTGTGTGACCAACACCACTGACGCCAGCAGATGTTAATGGTTGCATAGGCATCGCCCATGGTAAATCAGAAGTTGGGAGAACTGACTTTACATGCGTATGCACACCAACAACTCGAACTTTACAGCGTCCGATCTTCAGTGGATCCATTCGATCCTCAACTACTCCAGTAAAAAATTTAGACATTATTATTAGCCTCCGTTCAAATCAAAAATAAGAGAGTCTTTTACAAGCTCCATATAACATTCATGTTTATCTGGTTTAATGTTATGGTTAATCGCACATATAATATATGTACCAGAGAACATCTTGTCCTCAATGCTTTGAGCACTATCTGTCTCATTTGCTGGTTCAATAGAAGGTAACTGTACTGTCACTTTCATACCAACAGTATAATCAGTTCTACCGCTAACTTTAATCTGCAATTTAAATCCCTCGAACTGTTTCATCATTGATATACGGGAAAGATTGTTCTTGGTGTTTGTAATATCTCCAAACCCATTATAGATGCCGTAATGTTTTGGCTCTACAATCTGAACTGCAGAAGTAGATGTTGCTAGATTTTTACTCCATATAGGATACTTGTTTAGGTGTGGATGTTTTTCCCAATCAGTTGGAGCATAGTAAACTGTACTAGAGTATTTCTTGGTAACCAAATCATGCGTAGTCATACGTGAACCATACATACCGTTGGCAACTCTATCAATAAAGTTGAAACCAACTGGTAATTTGTAATCATGAATACGAGTATAGTCGTAGTTCAAATCTTTAGTTGAAGAACCACTAGTTTCTATATTACGGTCTTTGGCTGAATATGTAAAATTTTGAGCAACAGGTTGTAAATTGTACAAATAGTTTGGTGTAGAAAATACGAAACCATCTCTGTTCTCGAAAAATAAATAATTGGAACGCATATCATTTTGTGCTGCTTTGGTGACAAACAATAGACAACGTGATGGGTTCCAATTAGATGCAATAAATTTAATCTTGTTAGTAGTAGGTTCTTTAATAACAATTTTCTTGGCGGATCTCATACCGTCATCACTACTGACTAATTTATCAACCAAGTCAGATGGTGACCCCTCAAATGCTCTTGAAAATCTTATGTTCATATCTACCAATGCCTCGATACTGATAAAGTGTAGAGTATAGTATACTGCCTTTTCTTTATGCTTATATCGATCAGTCATTTTGTAGATGTAAAACTTGCCAGTAATTTTCTTTCCGTCCTCACTAAAGGTTGGTGTTCTTAAGTCTAACTCAAGATATTCTTCACCAATAAATGGGAAGAAGTTAATTAGGTCAAGAGAATCATCAAGAACGATGTTACCAGAAGTAAATGTCTGAAACATGTCCTCATAAATTTGAATCTGCATCATTTGATTCACTACATCAAGTTTCACACCTTTACTTGATGTGATGACAATTTTCTCAACAGTTATATCCCCAGCACTTCTAAGAATGTTGGGGTCACGTAAAATTTTGTTATTTTTATTTTCAGATTCTGCCATAATTATGCAACCTTAGGAATTAATCCTTGGGTAAAAGCTCCATCATATTCTCTTAAAATTTGTTGTAGTAAAGAAGGCTTGATAAGTTTAATTCTAGCCTTACGTTCATTGCGTGCATATTCATAGTCTGCATTACTTACAGAGGTTGCCCCAGGATAATCAGAGTTAACTATTAAGCCATCATATACGTAATGGCGTACAGCATTTCTGTTGGCACCATACAACTTATCGATGTGAACTTCCAAAGCTGCTGCGCTTAAAGGAAAGTCATCAATATAATCAAACCTTTCATTGCTCATCATAATAACCCAATGATAAAGAGGGCTACCGTAAACTTTCTCAGAAATGATTTCTGGAGTTTCACCGTCTTGAATATGATAGTAGTCATATAGAACAACGTTGGATAGAACTTCTTTTCTAATGCGAACGTTGTGCGTAATATCTCTAATAACCATCAAAGTAGATGGATCATTTACTCCACCAACTTTGAAGTCGTAATAGATCTGAGGAAATTTTGTAAAGTATGTCATTACATGCCCTTGTCGATAGAATCTTTTGTCAATAGAGCCAACTCTAAGAACGTCATGTCTACGTTAATTTGCATTGGAGTACCATCTGAAAAGGCATTGAACTGCCCTTGTGGTGTGTAGTTTACGTTCATCTCTTTTAAAACGCAAGACGTGTGCTTATGTAAATTGGTGTTCTCGCTACCACCGTTGTAGTAGATAATATCAAATTCTGAAGGGTAAGTATACAAAAAACCTTTATCGTCTTTAAACTCTGGATGCATGTGGTACTTAAACGCATGAATAATTTCCATAACCTTATTAGCTTCAGTGCTACTCTTAGGATAGAACTGATAGTTAAATTGAAAGGAACGATAGTCAACACCTTTAAACACTTGTTCTTTTCTTGGGTTAGCAGCAACACCACCGCCACGAGCAATGGCACCTGCGCCTGGAGTTCCAGCGCTGATAGCTAAGTTAGCAGCAATACTTCTAACTGTATTTGATGCTTTAGATAGATCTCCTGTGACAGCATTCTTTAATGCCTCACCACCTTCCATCATTGCAATTAAGTTACCCATACTTTCTTCTTCCCACTGCATACCGTAACGAATACCAACTTGGTTCGGCATGTAAAGCGCAATGGCTGTCTCAAGTCTTTTAGTTGCACGTGTTAACGTACCGTTTGTTGGGATGGCTGCTGCGCCAGCTGCAGAAATACCACCTGCTACTAGTCCGCTCGTCCCTGCAACGTTACCAGCAACCAAACCCATAATACCAGCGCCAGTGACAGCTTCTCCCTTAGTATAATCTTTTCCATGTAACTCACCAGCTTCTCTTGGAGGGACGTCTGCTGCTGAAATAGTTTTGGCACCAGATTGATCCAGCTTACCACCTTCGGCAACGTTGATGAAGAAAATAACATAGTTTCCGCCATACGCAGTTCGATTAGACAACAAATCCGATGGATAGGTGTGTTGATCCTTGTTATATTTGTCATTACTACGGCTCTCTTGCTTGCGAACTGCAGCTCTAGTGCCTGTAGCTGGATCTTTTGGAGTTGTCTGTTCTGCCATGTTTCTGGATCTCTAAATAGAAAAAGTTGTTATTTATTCGATAGAGTTATTTATGTATCATAAAAGAAGATATGTTCCAATACACCCTGAAAAGTATAAAGGTGACCCAACAAATATAGTTATGAGGTCGAGTTGGGAGACTAAATTCGCAATTTGGTGTGATCACAATCCAAATATTCTCTCTTGGTCTTCTGAGGAAACTATTGTTCCGTACCGATGTCCAATGAGAAAGACTATCCATCGTTATTTTATAGATTTCAGAATCCAAGTGAAAAACCGTCAGGGATTATTGGCTACCTATCTTGTAGAGATAAAACCACTAAAGCAAACCCAGCCACCAGCATTCCCTGGACGTCAAACTCAAAGGTATCTGAAAGAGTCTGCTACTTTTATGCTAAATCAGGCTAAATGGGCAGCAGCAAAGACATGGGCAACTGACAGAGGTTGGAAGTTTATCATCATTACTGAAAAAGAACTCGGATTGAAGTAATAAATATATTTATGGCAAATACTAGAAAATCATTTAAAGATGTCTTTGATAAATACAAATACGACCGTACAGCTGTTACGAAGTCGAGAAGTTGGTTTCAAGGACAAATTGCTCTTCTCCGAACCGAGAAGGTAACTCCCGCACAACTGTTGAGGGCAGATAAAACTGCTCTTCGACCAAGAGTTATGCCTGGTTTTTTATACATGTTTGTATACGATCCAAAGACCAAGGCAACTCTACCTTACTATGATACCTTTCCGCTAGTGTTTCCTTTTGCAAAAACACCAAACGGATTTCTTGGTTTGAATATGCACTACTTGCCGTACCCACTTCGTATCATGTTGTTGGATAGACTTATGCTTTATGCAAACAATAAGAACCTAGATGAAGTCACAAGACTAAAGTTAAGTTGGCAGCTATTGGCTAACACATCAAGACTGGCGCTGGCTCAGCCTTGCGTTAAAGAATACCTAGTTGATCATGTTAGATCGCAGTTCAGAAAAATAGAAGCTGAAGATTGGATGACAGCAATGATGCTACCAGTCGAACAGTTCAAGAAAGCCACTACCACCAAAGTGTGGGCAGATAGCAGGAAGAAACTTACCAAATGAGCCAAGCACCATTACTCCAAGACTTTGTAGCTGAGATGCAAAAAGGGGTTGCTAGAAGTAATCGTTACTTCGTAGTAATGCCGAACCGAAACAATTCTAGCAGCTACACCAGCGGAAACAAGCTTCTTGGTTTATACTGCGAGAACACACAAATACCTGGATCAACAATACTAACATCACCTTCAAAAATATTTGGCGAAACTAGAGAAGTGCCCTACGAGAGATCGTATGAACCAATCAATATGTCGTTCTATGTTGACTCTGATTTTAAAGTGAAAGAATACTTTGATGATTGGCACAATAGTATTTTTGACCCATACACAAGAGCAGGTAACTATTACGAAGAGTATGTTAGCAATATTGAATTGTGGGTACACAACGTAGAAGATAAAAGAACTTATGCTCTTACATTATTTGAGTGCTACCCAAAAGCAATTAGCCCAATCCAGTTAGATTATGGTTCCAAAGAACTTATGAAACTTCAAGTGACTATGCAGTACAAATATTGGAGAGCAGTTGCTGGTGAGGCAGCAGCATCTGAATCAGCATTGGCAAATATTGACAACCCACCAGTACTGGCAGATGGTGATGTGTTTGCTGCTCTCGATATGGATAATATTCTTGGTAACCTTGTTACTAACTATTTTCAAGATAGTGGAATGTCTAGTTACGTTAATCAGTTTAATTCTTTTCAAGACAGTTTTAACTCTTTCGCCAAAGACCCAGTAGGTTCATACCTCGGTGGATCTTTAGGTGGTGGATTCTCTTTCGGATAATAATAAAAACAAAATGGAGAGTAAGATGGCAGAAGAAATTAAAAGCGAAAGCGAAACGAAAAAAGAAGATTGGATGAACTCTAAGTGGCGTCCAATGATGGGTTGGATGTACATGGTAGTGTGTATGATGGACATGGTGGTATTTCCAGTATTGTGGAGTTTGCTACAGGCAACTACCCATGGTTCAGTTAATACACAATGGAACCCACTAACGCTACAAGGTGCTGGTTTATTCCACATCGCCATGGGTGCAGTACTAGGTATCGCAGCATTCGGTCGTACGCAAGAAAAGATGGCAGGAGCAAACAATGGTGGTATGCAACCTGTGGCACAAAGCGTCATTACAACATATGGAACACCCCAAGTAGCACCTGCCCCAATCGCTCCACCAACAGTCAGACCAGTACCAAGACAACCAGTACTGGAGTTGGAACCAGACGATCCACCAACAAGAAACACTAGGAACGATTAATGAAAATTAATGATACATTATCCGATGTCTTTGACGTACCAGT